GGATAGCATCAACCTGTCTGATAGGTACACCAAGGAAGGACACAACAGGCTTTCCTTCAAAGGTATCCAGGGTAAGGTTGACATTCGCTTTGTCCTTGGCTTTCTTGTGTAGAGCAATCATCACATTCTCATTGCAGTAGATAGCTTTTTTGCCCGGACTTTTCCTTACTTTGTACCACGCCTCAATCATCCTGTCATCAACCGCCACCGTACCGGCAGCAAGGTCAGAGACATCAATATTGGCTACCCTGGCACATCCTCTCCAGTCACGAAGAACAAAGCCAAGATTCCACTTGAAATGATCACGATAACCCTCATATTTACCCCCAGCCGCATCCTCAAGTGTAACCTGTCCCTTATCGTTATGCTGAAGACCGGCCATCATTCCCTTAGGGAATGTCAGGTGAGCAACATTTTCATCCCATGTAACAAACCAGATTGAAGTATTATCAGAACCAGTCCCCAGTCCGTCAACGATATTGTATCCAGATTTAGTTGTGTCAGTACTGATTGCATCATATCTCGGCGCAAGCCCCATGAATTTTTCAGGATCAATATCAGTGTCCCCATATATGAGGGTATCTGTCATTTCCTGATTCATGGAATCCAAAAAAGCCTTCGATTCTGACAGCCTGAATGCAGCCGTATTGCCGTTTAGGTCAGCAAGATCTTTATCAACCTCGGCATAAGCCTCAAGCATGCCGCATGTGTCGGTAACTTGCTTGGTGGTTGATTTGCTTGGCTGCACACCGTAGTTAAGCAGGCGCCAGGTTGAGGTCGGTAGACCCGTTCTAACCGTAGTCATATGTCCTGTCGGAAGATTACCCTCTACGGTAATTGCATCCATCAGGATTTCGTTTGTCTCTGTAAGAAGCTCAATAATTGCAGCTATCTTATGGTCTGGATCCTCTCTCTTGAAGCGATCCATGAGAGACAGCATAGTAGTTCCTAAAACTGCCATTTTATACCTCCATTAATTAATTGTTCGGAAAGGTCAACCCTTGCCTTGCCCATCTTGACCATATATCCTCTCGGCCAGAGTTTTTTCCCCCCCGCCTCCACCGGCACCAGAATTAAAGTTCCCGTCCTCAGACATTAACTTTCCAGCCTCGGCAAAAGCTTTGATAAGTTCAGGATGATTTGAAAGACCGGTTCTTTTTAGTAGACCGACAAGATCCCCCTTATCGAGCGCACTGACAGCACGATTAGCAAGCCTGACAGTCTCGTTGAACTTAGCCCCGCCATACTCTTTATCATCCTTGATTTCCTTGACCCATCCCTCTATAACTGACTTTGTTTCATCAGCCTGGGCCTTACCTCTTTCGTCAATCATGCCGTTATAGGCATCAATTAATTTCTGAGCTTTTCCCTGGGAAAGATCAAGTTCCTTAAAGATCGGAGAAACAGCATCAATCAAGCCTTGATCGAGGTCCATACCTTCAGGCATTGTAAAAGCTTCATAGCTTTCCGGTGCGCCCTTATCATCAGATCCGTCGCCGCCTTTATCGCCGTCGCCCTCGCCTGAGTTATCCACGCCACCTTCACCAGTACCTTCACCACCTTGTTGGCCTTGCCCTTGTTGCCCTTGACCGCCTTTCTCTCCACCTTCACCAGTCAGAATTGTGTCATTACTTTCGCCACTACCCTGACCATTTACGCCCTGACCGCCTGCATTATTTGATTGTGCGGCGCCAGTATCGTTATTATCAGCCATTTAACTTACCTCCTCTTCTTTTTGTGATTCCTTTTGATATGCCTTCTTAACCTCATACTCTTTGTTTTTTTCACCAACATGAGCTTCTTTAATCATCAAGAGATACTTTTCAATATCAGCTGCCTTGATTTCCTTCTCGATTTCAATTCCCAAGGCCCTCTTCCCCTCATTGAAATTCATAAAAGAATTGTGCCCTGTGAAAATTGATGTATCTTTACCGGACATGGCAAGCAGCCTGAACGCATATCGCCTGAATTCAGGCATTGCCATGAGCCTTCTTATATCGTTGACCTCGTTATCTTGGAGGTTCTTCTCTTGTTTTTTACTTGCCATGGTTACCTTTACTCAAAGCAGTTAATCCTTTCATTCAAGCAATTAGAATATTCCTGCATTATCCCCAATTGATGGTAGAGTCTTTGACCTTCCGATGTTAAAGTCACTGATGCTGAAGAAGCCTGTGTTTGTATTTCTACCTCTTTTTCCATTTTCAGAAGGTATGCATTTAATTTTTTTATTTTGGCATCAAGATCAGCCTTTTCTTTTACTACTCTTTCCTGATAATCTACCATTTCTTTTCTCCTTTTTTTGTTTTTACCTTTTTTTATTTACCCCGTTATAGCCGTCAAAGCATTATCACCCTCAAGGTTCGTTTCAGACAGCACCTTCGCCCCCTGAGCCGCTTGATTGGCACTTTCAATCCTTTGTTGCTCGGCTATCCTTGCTGCCCGTCCCTGTCTTATTTCCGCAACATCGTCATCACTTCTGATTAATGCCGGTGGTACGCCAAGCCTTTCACCGATCTCATCAACACCTTGGTCAAAATCAACTTTGTCAATTACTTCAGGATTGATTTCAGCAGCAGCACCAACGTAGCTGAATAGGTTTTGAATTGACCTTGTATCCACCGATTGTTGGGCCTGGGAGAGAAGGGAGATGTAATCAACCTTTAAATCCTTGTTTTGCAATTCCCTTGGTGGCGGAGGCAATAAATTATTCCGTGCCAGAATGTTAAAGCCACGATCAATAAGAGGGTCAAGCATCTCATCATTAAGCCTTTCGAGGACATGACCAAGAACCAAAAGCTTTTCCTCGTGCCTCTCCATGACCTCAGTAGCCGTTATTTGTCTTCTGTCCAGGGACTGCATCATAAGAAAAAGGTCCGCATAGAAAGCCTTCTCAATTCTCATCTGGGTTTCCCTGATATCTTCTCGAAGGTCACCCAGATTGATGTTTATCTGAAGCATTGGCTGAAGTCCTTGTTGCCCTTGCATGACGTCAATGTAATTCATTGTCCCTGGTAGACTTGATATGTGCTGTGTTTTTAGAGTAGACGGGCCAGTCAGCGGGGGATTAACCATCTTGTCGATCGCTTGTGCTTTGCGCTTCTGCATGATCTGAAGACCTTTTGTATCACCAAGGGCATCCATGCCGGGGCATTGAGTACCGTACGCATCACCAGTGTTTGTATGCCACCTGGGAGCCATGACCGGAAACTCCTCGAAGCCTGATTGAAGTAGAGGTTCTTTTGAATTATCACCGTCCTCATAATAAACGGACCTGAAAGGCATGTTCCTGGCATTCTTAATACTTGGCACCCTGTCATCATTGGGCTCAATAGCATGAAGCACAGTCACATAAGCATCAACACTGCCTCTATCATAAAGGTCCTTAACGGTCTGAGACACCTTATCCCGTCCAAATTTCCCAATCATTTGATTAACTGTAAACGGTCTTTCACGATAGAATGTGTCAGCAACACCTTTTTCATTGATGCCAAGCATGTATTCACCGATAGTGCATGGATAAGCCCGCATGAATGTTTCGGTGTCGTCTACAAGAAGAAAGGCCCCTGTAGCAAATACACCGAGCTCTTGATATGAAAGGGGAATTACATTGTAGAGGTTTGATTTTGCGAAAACATATCTGAGGCGCCGCTCAACCTCATACAGCCATTCTTTGACAGGCCCATGCTCTGAAAGACCAGGGTCAGGTGTGCCGAGCTTAAACCACGGCCTCGATGGTGACGTATGCCATGCCATTAAACCAGCTTGCAATGTCCTGGCAGCAAGCATGCCGGTATTGTCGATTATGTTACTATAACGCTTGTCGCCTTTATTGACGTCTGTGTGAAGAAATCTGCCACGGCGAGGAAGGATATTTAGGGAGAGGTCTTTCCAGTGAGGCATGAAAGAGTCACGCTCCTTTTTGAGATTTCCGCGTCTGCTATCGATTTGATCTCTGAGTTCAGGCATCATCCACCTATCAGCGATTCAGAAGCTACGTTTGCGGGAGATTCAGCCCCACGTGGTCCGGTCCGGATTGTGCTGTTACGTATTCTTGCCGCTTCACGGCGTCTACGCTCTTCTTCTCTGGCTTTCTTTGCCGCAGCAGTGATTTCTCGTTGACCGATTTGATTTAATTCTGGGGTGATTGGTTCGGGGAGGTCAAGGTCTTGACTTTGAAAGAATGTCTGTTCAGTAAGAAATCCACCTGGATCAAGAAGGACATTGAGTTCTTGTTCGTTTCCAACACCGGATTCTCTTAAGACAGCACCAACAGGATTTGCAGAACCACCAAGGAAGGTCTGTTTCTTCTTTGATTTTCCACCTGTGAAAGTTGGTTCCTGTATTCCACCGCCGCCCATAAAACCTCAATTTTCTCGAATGATTAAGGATGGTTGCGGGTGTCAGAATCGAACTGACCTCATCAAGGTTATGAGCCTAGTGCTGGTGCCACTCCAGTCCAACCCGCGTCAAGACCAACGTAAACCAGTCGCCCTACTGGCACAGAAGACCGCGAATCTTCATTCCCGTTTCCGGAAGGCTTTTATTTATACGTTGATGTAGTGATTAAATCACAGTTATCCACAGGTTGTCAACAGGTATTTTGAGTTATTCACATTTTGTCAACAGGGTTGTCCACAGGCGGGGTGAGGCTTGTTACTCTTCGAGGGGATCGTAATCATCATCAACCTTCTCAGGTCTATCATAATTGCCAACAGCATGATCATAGGAATCCCACTGGATGTGTGGCACCGTGGCAAACGTCTGAAAGGCATCGGCACCGTTGGAGTACTCATCATGAAGTGGATTCTTGCTTACAATGTTAGTATCCGGATCGACCTTGTATCGATACCGGCGCAAGCACTGAAGACCATCAGCACACTTCTCGCCATCGAAATAAACCATCGGAAAGGCTGTTCTTGTAGCCGCCAGGCTATCAACCTTTTGGCTCACTCTCGGGATAACAACCACTCGACGTCCAAGATTTCTCATTGTAGCTTCAACGGAATCGCCGACAAGATACTGATTGTTTCCATCGTGAGGAAGATAATCAGTTCCGTAAATATAAGGCAACTCCTGCATATATTTCACATAATGCTGGATTTTCTTCCGGGCATCCTGGTAGTAATTGATTGCATGATATTCAAAGCCAATCTTTTGCATAAACCAGATTGCTGTCTGATCACCGTGGCCAAGGTCCCAGAAGGTATTTACCGGCTTTGACGGATTATATGGGACGCTAAGGATACGGCCATCATCATGAACAGACTGCATTTCCTCTTGAAATATGGCGCCATCAACAGCCTGCTTACAACGTCCTTCCCAAACATGCAGATAGTTATTGTAGTCCCTAAACTTATCATCAAGCATCTCTTGCCATAATGCAGTGTCCTTAAACCATTTATTATCCCAATAATTGATTTGTATCACGACTGAATCAGTGGGAGGCTTCAAAACAAATCTCTGATATGTTTCATCTTCCTCAAGTTCAGGATTGAATGATATCCAGATTTCAGATCCGGGCTTACGAATTGTTGGAATCAGGTATTTCCATGATGATTTTGATACAGTTGCGGCTTCTTCCACCCAGCAAATGTCAGCACCCTCATAAGACTTGATTTGCATGGCATTATGTCTGAGCCCTTCAAAATAAAACTCAGTACCATTGGAGCCACGAATCACACGTTCAAGCACTTCATATCTGCTTTGAAGTCCAAGCTTTTTAATTTGGTCAGAAAGCACCTGATGAACAGAAGTTTTGATTGATTTTTGAAGCTCTCTTGCACAGAGAATACGAAGGGGACTGTTAAGTCCAAGGATAAGTAATGCCCTGGCAATGCCCCAGGACTTAGCACCACCACGACCACCATGTAGAACTTTATATCGCCATGGTTCAAAGAGCGGTTTTAATTTGGGTGGAAACTCAGCGTCAACTATCATCCTTTTTTTCTTTTGAATTTCCTTTTTCTGAAGATACAAATTTAATGTTCACGCCAGTAATGGCAATAGGTCCACCGTCCTCACCGGTGTGCTCTATGCGCTCACGAAAGGCGCCGACATTAACATGTTTGCCAATAAGCTCTAAAGATCGAGCTGCGCCATTTGAATCAAATGTGAAAAGCAAATTACCATCAATATCAACAACTTGCTCTCCCTTTTGGGTACGTACAGGCCTTATTTCCTGCATGCACCGTTCATGAAGTTTTTGGGCTTGGCTTAGAACGTAATCACTGTCAACTTGAACACGTTTTTGACGTTCAGAAAATAATTCTTGAATTCTATCTTGGATGTTAAGTTTTATTAAGTTTTGACAGCCTATGACCCGTGAAGTCTTTTCCGAGTATCCAGCCCGAATAGCCGCCTGAGTAGCATTAAGGTCCTTGAGATATTCCAGGCAGAATAGATCTTGCTTTGGGGTGAGTGGTTTACCATCCATAATCAAGCCTTGAGTTAAGGAGCGGGAGGGCCAGGAGTTGATTGGTATGCCTAGCCCTCCCAGGAGAAAGAATATTGAGAGTAAACTCGGATCCGCTACATGGTCAATGGAGAACGGTGCCGACCCATCCAAATTCCGAAACTTTAGCCGTTAAGTTATTCCTATCATGCGCGAGTGCATATATGCCATTACTCTCATCAGCCTCTAGCTTATCAAGGCAATGCAGGGATTGCAAGTAAAAAGATTAATCCGTGGGCATGCCTTGGGGTCCATACATAGCTTTCAGGGCATCCATGCCAAGTCTGGTTTGAGTTATCCCAGTCTCCCTGGACTTACTTTTAATCCAATCAATTATCTCGATAGGTAGAGACATTGCATAGGTACCTTTTCTCCCTGATAACTTTTTTCCTATTTCGTAATCTTTTCTATCTTCCATACTTCACCTCCCTTTTATTTATTTCTTTTAATATATTTTATTTGTGCGTTTTATACAATCTTTTTTTATTAGTTGCGAAATTTATTTTTCGCAACCTCTTCGCAACCTTTTTCGCAACCTCGGTCCAAGACGACTAACTACTTAATATATAATAACTATTTATAGATAGTAGTAGTAGTAGTAGTAGTAAAGGTTACAAAGTTACCTAAAAATAAACATACTAGCAAAAATATTTAAATCTCACTATGTATGGGTAAAAAAATATATACTATTATCTATATGTCTGTCCTTTTTTCCCGCAACCTGCAACCTTTTGGGGATTTCTCTGTAAAAACAGACAGTTAAGAGGTTTCTCCACAGGTAACCTCCCGCAACCTTTCAATTTATGCCTGCAACCTTTTTGTAACCTTTGCGAAACCATTGACATTATTGAGGAAATTAAAAAATGCACTCGCATGGGGGTGTGAGTTATCCACAGGCAGCGCACGGTTGAATTGGGTGTGTAGGTAGGTGATTTCCTATTTGACAGGGGGTAAATTTGGGGTAAATTTGGGGTAGAGAGCAAGTTCCTCAAATAAAAAAATTTCCAATGGGTAAAAATAATTCTTGACA